CAGTTCAATTCTGTCTGAAACTCATCAATGGCATATTGTAAATTTTCCACATTTAGTGTACTGACATTTAATATATTTAATTTCACATCCACTGGAATATATTGTGAAAAATTATAACATAAATTATACATTTAAATTACATTTCATATTTATATTTAAACTCTTTTATATCATTATTTGCTAAAGCATATACCTTATCAATACTCACATCATCATAATAATAACTATAATGTTTTCTATCAATTGAATTTTCCACATTTAAATTCCCATTAAAAATACTATTAAAATCAGATTGGATAGTTTCATATTTACCTACAAAATCCAGTTCCGATGTACCAAAATCAACCTGTTGAAGTGTTCTATATGGGAAATTATCTAACCAACTTTTAAATTCATATTTTTTTGCAACTAAAGTGGTCAATCTATCTGGAAACATTTCCTGGTATGTTTTTGATTTATTATAAAAATATAATGACACAAATCTATCCCAGGGATTTCTTACAAAAGTAAATTTAAAATACTCTTTATAGATAGTATCCAACTTCCTAATATGCCTATGGTAATCTAAAGGTGATGGTGGGGAGTTAACTATCTTATCATGGAGATTTAAACAAGATTTAATACTTGTCCCACCGGTTCTTGGAATATGAATAAAAATAATTTTTTTAGTTTCATCTATATACACTAATTTGGATCCAACCCACTACCTTCTAACAATGATTTTGGTACTTGTCCACAATTTCCACAACTATAAACTTGAATTGGCACTAGTCCTTCTTGACCTGTTGGTGATAAAATTGCAGAAACTCTTTTAATCACAAATGAAGTGATAAAAAGATAATTTCCACAATCATCACATTTTATAGTATCAGCTTTTGATAAATCTACTGACTGTTTTGCTTTAGGAAGTGGTTTCATTGGTTTAGTACTCATTTTTCTAACTCCTTTAATGTAACTGTTGCAACACCATGTTTCTGTACCACTAATGTAGTACACTTTTGAGCAAATATAATTGCTTCATATATATTATTTGAATCTAAATACCCTCTAACTAATCCTGCCAAAAATGTATCCCCCGCTCCACTAACATCCTTTACAGGAACTTCTTTTACTGGGAATTCTTTTCCCTTATATCTACATCCCCTACTTCCCAACGTAACTATAAGTTTATCTTCAAATCCTTTTTCTGATAACATCTCATGGTTTTTCTGGTATTCTAACTCATTTATCTTAATAAAATCTGAGTCTTTAATCCACTTACCAAGTTTCTTTTTGGTATCAATAAATACATTCTTATTGTTTTCACAAATATGTTGAATATCTGATACTTCTAAAAACCCTTTACAATAATCTGAAATAATAATAGCATCATAATAATTTTCAGTCGTTGAACCAAATCCAAATGGAGGTCTTTCAAATTTATTCTTTGTAATACCTTTTAATAAAGTTTCTTCAATTCTTTCACAATAATCATGTTCATCAACTCTTAATACCATTTGACCTGAACGATTTTCTACATATCTTTTTTTAATAATACTATTTTTATTTGTTACGGTATGAATGTGCATATCTAATGATTCGACATTATCTGCAACATTTCTTGCCATACCGCCATTTGATTCTTCATGTGTTGGTTTAAAAACTGGTACTGGTGCTTCAGGACTAATTCTTTCTATATCACCATAAATAAAAACATCCTTACAACTATCTCCTATAACTAATACATTCATATTAATCCTTTAATAAATCTGTCATATTAGTTCCCATAAATCTATCTTGCCAATATGACTTTTTAACATTCTCATTTAATATTCTCACCAAATCACTATAATTTGAATGACTCTCCTTCCAAACCGCCTTCTTTTCATATTCTTTATCTGTAAAAGTTCCCCAATTTGTAATCTTAGAAAAATAAACATAAATACTTTTATTTCCACTTTCTTTTACTAATTTATCTCTAAGTTTTATCAACTTTGGTATTTCTTTATAATTTGTATCTTGAACTACCATACTCATCCCAAACCAAGTAACTTCTTTTGGAATAAATTTTAAATTCTCCATTAATTGATCCCAATCTCCACCTCTCCTAACTTTTTCATAAGTTTCTTTAGTTGCCGCATCAATAGATATTTCTGCATCTGAAACTAAGTCATGAACATCTGACATTTTATCCCACAATTCTTTTGTCCACTTTACTCCGTTAGTGTGAAGTCTAATATTTTTTACACTCGGAAAATTCTTTTTCTTAAAGTTCAATAAAAATTTTCTTAATGTTGCACTTCCAAATGGATCCCCTGTTCCAGTAATATATAACTTTCTCGTTCCCTCTTGTATAACTTTAATTACTGAGTTTTGTATTTTTTCAATTAACTCAAATTCTTTTCCTCTCGGTGTTATTAAATCTTCTCTACAAGATGGACAAGATAAATTACAACTTCTATCATAATCCATTTTCACAACATCTGGAGCCAAGGATAATTCTGTTAATTGTTTTTCTATTATATTACGATGATATTCACCTTTTTCTTTATATAACAACTCTATATCTTTCATTTTTCTAACTGATGGAGCTGATTCAATAGAGCCTACATTCGGTTTACTATGTACATTTTGTAAATGTGGACATAAATTTTCATTACAGTATTTAAATGAACCATCTAAAATAGATTTTCTAAACTCTTGAGCCTTTTCACCATTCCAAACATCTTCCCATTTATCTTTATAAATATTCCCAAAATCATATCCAGCTGGATTGGTATCATCTTTCAACCAACCAGGACAACAAGGATAAACATCACCATTTACATTTGGACTACTTTCTGGTTCTCCAGTATGTCCTATTTCAGCCCATCCACCCATTGCAATAGAACAATATAATTTATCATTAAAATTCATTAAATTATTTCATCAATTAATCCATACTTTAAACAAGTTTCAGCATCCCACAATAAATCATGTTTCAATATCTCGTCAAGTTTTTTCATTGGAACTTTTGTATATTCTTTATATACATTTTTAATTGTTTTCATCATTAAATCAAGATTCTGTTTCTCATCCTCAAACTCTGAATATTTACCCCAAAAATTTGTAGATAACTGATGAATCAACATATAAGAATTTCTACTCATAAATCGTTTACTTCCAACTACCGAAATAAATGTGGCTGCACTTGCACAGAATCCATCTATATAAGTATGAACTGGAATTTTACATCTCAATATAGTATCCATTGATGAAATACCAGATGTAATTGATCCTCCTCCAGAATTTATAAATAAATGTACATATGGCGGTTCAATATCTAAGTTATTAGCTAAACTAAAACTTTTAGATTGTAACTCTCCTACTTTCTTATTAAGTTCTACTGCACTATCGCGATTTACTCCTGCATAAAAATAAATTTTATTTTCAATTACTGCTATATGTTTATAATCCCCTTCACCACCACGTTTTTTACTTGGTTTTACTCGATCTTTATTTGGAATTTCTCCCCAATACTTTTCTTCTTTCATCGTACCTCCTGTAATATTTCAATTAACATTGCCATCGCATTTATTTCTTTATCAACTACTTGACTATCTGATTGTTCATATTTAGCTATTAATAATATAACTTCCGCAATATGTCCACTACCATAACTATCTACTTCATCATATAGTAATCTAAAAAAGTCTGCAAAATCTGAAACTTTTGCGTCTGCCAGTATTTGTCTTATTTCAGTAAATGTTTCTTTTTTAGATTTACTAGATTTTAAAACTTCTAATATTTGTAACTTATAATCATTTAAAATAATCTCTCTCGCATCCATCCGTAAAATACCATCTACAACCTGTCTTTGTGATGTATTTATAACCTTTCTTATATCTGGATATGCTCCATTAATAATTGTAGCTATATCATCCACTTCAAATTTTACATTCTCATTAGTTAATATTTCAGATAAATGTACTGCCACTTCTTTTTTGGATGGTGGTACTATCTGAAATGATTGACACCTAGATTGTATTGGGTCAATAATTCTTTCTACATAATTACAAGTTAGAATAAACCTACAATGTCTACTAAATGTTTCCA